GTGCATCTAGTGGATTATATTGAGACTTTTTAAACTGTTGACCAGACGCACTTTTAAATCTTGATGAAAATTTATCTAAATGTTGTCTTCTAATTCTGCGACCAGATTGAGAACGGTAGTTGATTATCGGACCAGAAAATAAACGAGTTAAAGATTTAAAGAGACTCGAATCTCTATTTTTTGGGTTATTCTTTGGGTTTCTGTTGTCTGCCATTTACTTTCTCACTTTATAATCCATTTATATTGCTCGTACATTTGTTTAGCATCACTCATTTTATCAAATATATTATCTTTTTTGTAGCCCTGCTGACCTACAATTTGTGTGTTCATGGTTGTTTTTGATGTTCTGATTGCATTAACAAACGCTTTTTGATAATTCAAATCCCTTGCATTGTTTTGAATTGCCGTGTCTCTCACCCAGCAAGCTATTGCTAAGGCCATGATTAAATCATCGTGATATCCTTTCATAGCTTGTGGTTTTCCATTCTTCCAAATAAATGTCTTCATCTCGTTAGTAGTGCGAGAAGAATATATGGTAATTAGTTTGTTTCTTATAAACTCCTCTAATTTTGCCACTATGAGGGGTCGAGTCTTCATAGATGTAGTAAAACCGGGAACAGCAGTAGATCTGTGTTCCGCCTGAAATTGTTCTATGTATTCATGTGTGGACTTGATTGAATGATATAAATTTGGATAGCCAGCTTCTATTAACTTATCTAATACAGAGTATCCAATATTATTATTTTCAACCACAAGCATACAGTTTCCAAACTCCCTACCAGTTTGATTTAACAAATTAGCAAACATATCAAGTGTTGGTTTACCTTGGTACTCACCAATAACTTCAAGAGTTTCTAATTTAACAATGTGAAAAGTTGAATAATCAGCGCCATCTCCGCGTGCTACATCTCCAACCATAAGGTAATTGCAACTAGGGTCGTACTCTTCCCAAATCCAAAAGTTTCTGTCAAATCCAGTTCTATACTTTGGCTCCTTAACATTTTCTAGCATCCACTTCATGCACTCTGGATCTATAACAGTTTCGCCAGAAGTATTAAAATTACATTCAAGCTCTTGTGCAATTTGTCGCTTAGACATATTTTTAGTTTCTTTTTTATACCACTCTTGATCTCTATCTGGATGAACATCCCAAGGAAGCGTCGTTAAGTTGAAGTTATTGGCGCCACTTTCTGCATCGGCGCAGGTTTTATGAAACCAGTTACCAACACCATTTGGCGTGGACAGGGCTATACAGCGGCCACCTGTTGACAAAGTGGGATATAAGCCTGTCCATAATTCTTCTAATCCTTCGATGTGTGCTGCCTCATCTAAAACAAGCAAAGATAGCGCCTCCGAACGACCGGCATCACCAGAAGTTGATGCCGCCTTAATAGACGAACCATTGGAAAGTTCAAAAGATGTGCGATTATCAACTGAAATAGATGCAATTCGAATCCAATCTGGCAGATTTCTCATGATGCTCTTAACTTTTTTTACTAAGTTTCCTGCGGTTGCAAACTTAGTTGCCATAACAAGAATTGCCTTATCGCGATGAAACAACATCATCCAAGCAATATAACCTGCTGTGATGGTTGAGATTCCCAACTGACGTGCTTTTAAAATTACATTGAATCGATAGTCGTTAAAATCATTTAATAATTCATCTTGAAAATCGTATGTTTTAAATAAAATAAGCCCGTGCATCGGATGAGATATACGGGCATAATTTTTGAGAAAATAAGATGGGTCTTTACCGCATTTTAAAATCTCATTAACTTTTTCTTTTTTTGAAAGCTCAAAACTCATAAACTCTCTGCCATGACTTCGCGAATAATATTTTTCAATTCTTCCCAAGCCACCACAGAGTCATTTGATTTTTTTTCTGCCAAGCCACCATAATCGGGCATTGTTCCCGGCTTTTCTTTAATTTTTTCATATATTGCATTAAACAAGTTAGCAACGTCGTATTTATCCATATCTTTTACTAACTCTGTTATTTTATCTTCAACTGACTTTTCTTTATTAGGCTTACTCAATGGCATAGTGTCAGAAGCAGGAGGCTTGCCGGGTTTGCCATAAGTCCTAACAAACTTAGTAGTGTCATCGGTGGGTGTTGGTTCTTCACCACGAATTTGTCTGAGCAGTTTGTCTATTTGCGCTCTATCGGCTTCGTCGAGATTTTCCTCTTTCATAAATTCTTCTACTATTATATTGTACAATTGTGACTTAGAAATTTTCATTTGTTTTCTCCACTATTTTTTGGACGACTATCGTTGTCTGGACGCTTGCCGCCAGAACCATCCCAGCCGCCTTGATCCATAAACGATTTCCAATATTCATCTGGGGCTTTGGAGCCAGTCTCGTTGTCCATTTGTTCATCGAGACCACCGATCGTATAGTGACACTTTGCTGTAACCCAAGTTCTTACGCGTGATGAATTTTCAACACGTATATCAATTTCACCGTCTTTTGTTAAACTAACAGACTCGCCACGAATCTTACGATATTCTTTTTTAAGGAAAGAAGCGACCTGTTCAATTTGGGTCTCAATATCAGATTCAAAACCATTAGCGTGAACTTCTTTTAGTTGTAACTCTGACATGTACGAGATACACATTTTGTTCCCAAAAAACTTAACGCCAAACCCATCCATAACTCTTTTATCTAAGATAGGATCTCCAACTTCTCGTTTGAGGCCAACTTTTAAGGGCTGATTTTCTTCATCAAGAGCCCCATCATAAGCGTTAGCTGCTGCCTGTGATAAGCCTTGAACTATTTCATAAACTGTTGCCATTATTTATTTCCTTTTAAATTTGGTCGCCACCCTTTTTTCCAGCGTTCCTCATTGTCTTCTACGTAATGAATGTAGCAATTGTGGCAACATTCAAATTTTAAAAGACAAACATCATCCATAGATTGCTTAGGGAATTTCCCACAGACAGGACAATTTTTTCGAGGTTCCTTATTAAGTAGTTTTTTTGTAACCTTTATGCCATTTATATCAATTTTCTCTTGATGCTGTTCATTTCTCTTAATCTTACTATAAAATTCTTTCATTTGATTAAGATATTCTTTTTCTTTTTGTTCATCCCAATTTGATTTTGGATTTACTATTGTTTCATCTCCATACTTATCCGCTATGGCTTGCTCAACAGCAGCAATATAATTTAAATCTTTGTTATCCATCAAATGCCCTATATGCTCCATATGATGCCGCAGTACCAAGTAGGATCCCACCAGCAAAATATAACCATTTGTGCCGGGGTGAAGTTTTTTTTAATGCCTCAGCTAGCAGATCAATTTCTTTGTCTTTTTGCATTATAAACAAATCGTATTCTTTTGTTAACGAATTATGTTCAATTTTTAAGTTTTCTAATTGAAATTCATATTTTTCTTTTTGAATTTTTAACTCATAATCTTTTTGTATATCACACGAATATTTGTATATATCAAAATCTGCCATGACCTGTGCCATAGCATGTTCATCAAATAAAACACCAGCAAATGGCGCAGGTGATTTATATTCAAGAACAGTAAATTTAGCCGGCTCAGTAGCATTAACAGTCATGGTTAACATTAATAACAGATTAAGGAACATACTCAATACCAAACTTTTCTTCTATATCTTTAATTAGTTGTTCTCGATCGCTATTGAATTTGTTTCTATATTTACCTTTCTTATCTTCTCTCAACTCTTCAATCATCTGTACTGCGTCTTCGTAGTCCGACTCAACTTGCGCTAGCGATTCTAAATGACTTTCCATAAGTTTTTGTTTATCACGAAGCTCTTGCTTGTGTATTTCTTTTAGTCCATCAATTTGTGCTTTATGTGATTCTAGTTGAGTCTCATATGCTTTTTGCATTAAGGTATAATCACGACTATTCTTCATCGCAAGAATTGCTAATAGTAAAACAATCAGCAGAGCTTTCCAATTTTTAATAGCAAATTGTAGTATCTGTTTTTTAACCATTAAGGCCTCTTAATCTTGCTATACCATCAATAACAGTTTGGCCACCAATGTAAATTGCTGAAATTATAACCCAGTCCTCGCTTGTTAACCTATCTGCCAAAGCTAATCCAGTAGCTGTCAACCAAACCATTAGTTTGCGTGACGTTAATTTCGATAACCATGTATCCATAAATGCTTGTGCTTTTGCCATCATATTTTCCTCACTTTTTTTCTTTTGCTAATTTTGTAGCGGTGGCGTACATAACAGATTCTGCATCATCGCCATATCTACGTTTGAAATCTTTTTTATTCTTTTTCATCCCTTTGACAACTTTTTCTTTTTCTTTTTTTTCAGGCTCTGAGAGTTTTCTTTCGGCAACCTCATCTTTTTCCAAAAAGAATTCACTATCACCATCAAATTGATCAAGCTTCTGGCGCATTGCGTAGCGCTCGTCATCATAAACCTTAGCGTCAAAATCAAATTCTTTCATAATCTTTCTAAGTTCTCTTTCAAGTTTGCCAGCCATTCTAGCTATTCTTTTTCCGTCAGTTTTTCGATCAAAGTCAGCACGATGGATATCACTTGTATACCCGGTAAATTTGTTAAACAGCATAGCCCACTGTTCAATCTTTCTTTTGAAAGTATCATATCTTTCGACTGGAATCTTTAACTCTGCTTTCTCGTCGATTGTCGCGTCAATTTCTTCTTTAAGAATTTCTTTAAGTTCTGTTTTAGTTATTTTCATTTAAAATCCCTCGATCTCTTCACTTATTTTTTTATCAAATTCTGCTGCTATCTCAGCAACCTCTAAGTTTAGTAAGTATTCTTCCTCAATAATTTCATTTATTGCGTTTGTCATTGATTGTCTAAGCGCTATAAGATATGGCGTTTTGGGGCTTAGATTCTTGGTCGGCCCTGTGTTTGCCAAAAAACTTAAACGTGAATTAATATAATGTTCAGCAATTTGTTCAATTTCGCTTTTTGTCATTTTAAGACTCCATAAGATCTTTAATTTTTGCTATGGCAGCAACAAGCCCACCGGTTGCCAGTGCAGCCAGTACAGCAGGCTGAGTAGCAAAATGCTGCACGGCTTTCATGACAATTTCTAAATTTTCTGGGTTGATGTTTTCAACACCCTCATCCATGGGTTCAAGATCCTGTTCAGATCCTGAAAGATAATTAAGCACTGAATTAACATAATCGTGTGCTTTGGTGATTTTTGATTCCACCCATTCTTCATGATTATCGTAATCGTTGACCATCTGATCTAACTCATCAACCATTTGACTCAAACGATTCAATTGATTTTTTACCATCGACCCCTCACCACCATGTTTCTCGGCTATTGATTGAATTTCTTCTTTGATAATTTTTTCAAGTTCTAGTTTAGTAATTTTCATTTTTTACAATCCTTTGGCAAATGTGATTTTAGAGTCTCTTTATAAGTAGACAATGGTGGCTGGTTCCACTTTAATTGTGGACAAAATTGTTTATAATCCTTTTGATCTTGTAAATAAAGCTCTAATGCTTTGGCATCTCTTTCAAGATCAGTTGCAGTTTTTACAGGTGCAAATGCCGAAGCACCCGTCACAAGGGCGCCCATAAAAAACAATGACAAAATAATTCTCATTTTGTAACCAAGTCCTCAATTCTACTTAAAATTTCTCTAAGGTGACCTAAATCACTTTCGACTTTAATTAATGTTTTAGAAGCTTCCTCTGTTTTTTCAACGTCCGCTTCGAGTTGTTTAACTTGCTCTTCAAGATCTCCCAAATCATTACGAAGTTGTGCTACTTCTACATTCATAGTCCAGACCCAGCCAGCAAGCGGCATGACTATGACCGCCAAAACAACATTGAATATTTTCCATAAATCTGGTTTCATTTTATCTCCTTATTGCAATAAAAAATTTATCACCATTCTTAACGCGGTATCATCTTGTGTTACACCATAATGTGTTATTCTGCCATCGAATGCTATTAACTGATTTTCTTTTTGTGGAACTTCTTTGTATATACCTTTTTCTTCGTCATCAAGCACGGTCATACCATTGCAGTTATTAACGTGGTACACAGCTGTCCAAAAAGCATTCGGAGAGGGGTGATCAACATGAGCGTTATATTTAATTTTTTTCCCTTGATTTGTATACATATTAGCTTTCATCCTACTAAGATGTGGCGAACCTGTTTTTTCTTTGACATTGTTAATTAAAATTTGTAAATCTGGTGTAACGGGTAGACCTCGGGATTTATTGTCATACCACCAAGTGTGGTTAAACAAAAATTTATTCCCAAAACCGTCAAGTTTAAGTTTATCAAACTGAGCAATCGCCGCTGACGCGGCCTCGTTCCAATTTGAATATTCTTCTTTTGGCCGGTCAGAAAGATGAGTATTGTTTGGATTATATATCCATTCAAAATTTGGGCTTATCAATGTATTTTGAATTTCTGTCGCAATTGATAACGGTAAAAAATTTTCAATTATTTTAATATAATTTTTTTGCAAGTCATTTTTCCTCTCGACGAGCCAAGTCTTGCTTAGCACTATCCAGGGCTGAATGTGGTACAGCACCTTCATTCATTTCGCGCCTCTGTGCTAGGTCCTGATACATCTCCTCTTCATCTCTATATGCCATTTGCTCACCACTTTGAAAAGTTACAATAGCAATAGGGGCGCCCTTTTTAGTGGTACTAAATTCAACTTCAACACCAAACTTTTCAGCTAAGTCCTGCATAGCTTCTTTTTCAAGCATTTCAGGCTCTACGCGTTCTTCACCAGTATCAATATCAGCAACAGCACGACCGGGTTTGTATTCTACTTCATCCAAAGAATTTACGGGCTGTTCCTTAAACTTTTGTTTAATTTGTTTTTCTAATTTTTTTCGTTTTTCATCAGGAATCTTTTTCAAAGCACTGTCTACTTCCGAATAGCTTAGCGGCCAATATTGTAATACAATAGCAGCGATAGTCCATGCGATAGCATTATATGCAACATCAAGAGCCGGATCTTCCGTAACAATTTCTTGTTCTTCGTTTATATGCTTTCGCCAATTTTCAAATAGTTTCTTCATGCTGCTAATCCTTTCATATTTAGTATGCGTCGACACCACCATACTTTCCGTGCTTGCGGAGTAATCCGTCTGTGTAGATAAGTTCAGTATATAGTTCTTTCATACTTTCTTCGGGGGTCATCCCTTCCTGTTGTGCTTTATGTAGAAGTTCGCGCACCTTTCGACCAATAAAGGCGCGGAACAGTTCAACTGTTTCTTCTTTTTCCGGTGCAGGGCGGTGTGGGAGAAACCAAGATTCAAGCGAGCGGGTCACATATGCTGAGTAGCTGCCGTCATCAGCCTCAATAGCTCTGGCCCAGTAATTCATCACAGACGGATCATCTTCTAAAAATGCTTGAAGCTGCTCATCACGGCTAGGGCCTTTGCCTTCTTTCAAGAACCTGTTCCAACTTTCAAACA